GGATAACAGCCCGGAAGTAAATCGTATGTTAGAGATACGGCAGGAACTTGGAAAGACCTCCACCAAAAAATATGATGCCATAAAGTTATGTGTATGCACGGATAACAGGGTCCGGGGATTGTTACAGTTTTACGGTGCCAACCGTACAGGGCGTTGGGCCGGCAGATTGGTACAGGTGCAGAATCTCCCACGAACTTACACGCAGGCTATTGAGGTAGCACGCGACCTTGTTAGGAGCGAAAACAAAGACGGTCTGAGGCTGTGTTATGGTGCTGTGTCTGATACTCTCTCACAGCTCATAAGGACGGCATTTGTGGCAAGTAACGGAAATGTGCTTATAGATGCAGATTTCTCAGCGATTGAGGCGAGGGTTATATCGTGGCTTGCCGGAGAACAATGGCGGCTGGATGTATTCAACTCCCACGGTAAAATCTATGAGGCCTCAGCATCTCAGATGTTCGGTGTACCTATGGAGCTGATTAAAAAGGGAAACCCCGAATATGCCCTAAGAGCAAAAGGCAAGGTTGCTGAGCTTGCTCTTGGCTATCAGGGAAGTACCGGGGCGCTTATCAATATGGGTGCATTGGATATGGGCTTAACCGAGGATGAGCTACCGGACATTGTAGACCGCTGGCGTAGTGCCAACAGTAAAATCCGTGATTTATGGTATGCAATGGATAATGCTGCAGTACAGGTTATCCAGTATGGCGGTTGTGTAAATGTTCGCGGATTATGGCTTGCTAGGGAATACGATTACAACCAGAATGTGAACACCTTTACTATTACACTGCCGTCCGGCAGAAAGTTATTTTATATCAATCCTACCATAGGAGAAAACAAATGGGGGAACCCATCTATCACTTATATGGGTATGGATCAGACATCAAAGAAGTGGAGACGCATAGAAACATACGGCGGCAAACTGACAGAGAATTGTGTCCAGGCTATAGCCCGTGATGCTCTTGCCGGGGCCATAGAACGGCTGGAGGCTGCCGGATTCCCTATCGTGTTCCATGTGCATGATGAGGTTGTCATCGACATTAAACCTTTTGCAGATAATAAAACAATGTTGAAAGCGGTTACAGATATAATGACACAGCCTATCGAATGGGCTCCGGGGTTGCCTCTTGGTGCTGACGGATGGGTTGGAGATTTCTTCACAAAGGACTAGGAGGAGGAGGTAACATGGAAAGAAAATACAGACTTTTCAAAAAGAAAATGAGGAGGATTAAGAACATTATCCTCACGGTACAGGCAACTCTTAATTTTATCGTTTTTCTCATATCGGCTTGCTGCTTGGATTCAGAGAGCAATATTCCTACGGTAGTATGCTGCATTACATTACTTTGGCTGGCTCTTTTCTGCTATGCCAATAATTGGTTTGAGGAAATCAGCTACACGGATGAGAAGGCAGAAAAGAAACCCTCTGCCCCCGTCTATCACTACAGTTTTGACAAAGAGAGGAAGGTATTGTAATGAATGTGATTTTTTATCAGATAGTGCTTATGGTGTTCGCAATTCTCTTTATCCTTATGGGATGCGGAGAGCGGAAAACGGTCAACAGAATCATTGACAGTGCTATTGGCTTGATAATGTTTATTATGCTTATGGTAACATTCTTTTGGAAATTATAAGAAGGGAGTGACACCCGATGCTCCACTTAGGAGATATTACAAAGATTGACGGGGCCACTGCCCCACCCGTAAATGTAATTATAGGCGGCAGCCCTTGTCAGGATTTGTCCATAGCCGGAAAAAGAGCCGGATTAGACGGAGAACGCTCAGGGCTATTTATGGAACAGCTCAGAATTATAAAGGAAATGAGGAAAGCAGATGCAGACAGAGGTAGAACAGGAAAAGACATCAGACCCAGGTTTATGGTCTGGGAGAATGTCCCCGGAGCTTTCAGCTCAAACAAAGGGGAAGATTTCGGAGTCGTCCTCCAGGAAACGGTCAAAGTCGTCTACGAAAAAGCCCCCGTTATTCCTAAGCCTAAGAACGGATGGCCAACAAGCGGATGTCTTACCGACATGGGAGGAAAATGGAGTCTTGCGTGGCGAGTTCTTGACGCACAGTTTTGGGGAGTCCCCCCAAAGACGCCGTAGAATCGCACTTATCGCAGATTTTGGAGGAACAACCGCTCCAGAAATACTATTTGAGCGAGAAAGCGTGCCGGGGTATTCTGAGGCGAGCGGAACGGCGTGGAAAAGAGCTACCGCCTATGCTCAAACAGGCGTTGTGGGAAATGATAGCCTATTGGCAGGCTCAGGAGCAGGAAACTTAACACCCTGCACACTTAAAGTCCGTTCCGGTTGTGAGGGTGGAGGCAAGGGTGCTTTAGTACAGGAAGATAAGAGTGCTACCCTCTCCACCCTGCAAGACCAGGCACTTTTCCAACCTATCACTTACGATGTGCAGTCCAAAGAGGTTGTTGCCTGCATGGCAACACAACAGGGAGGTGCTGAGGTTCGGACAGATGACAAAGCCCCAACCCTTACCGCAGCCGCCGGAATGAGCGGAAACAACCAACCCGTGATATGTATTCAGGGCAACTGCATTGACAGAGCAGATACAGCAGGGTGCAACGGAAAAGGATGGACGGAGGATGTGAGCTACACACTCAACACGATTGACAGACCTGCAGTTGCGTGTGGCATACCGCTCATCAATGATCAGGGCGGTTCGGTTATGTCCGCTGACGATAACGCAGATGTCGCTCCCACCCTCAGGGCAGAAATGCACGGCAACATTCCGGCAGTTGCACAAGCCGCCGGATTTAAGGCAAGACAGGGAGCAAAGGCTCACGGGATTGCTTACGATACAGAGTTAGCCCCCACTCTTTCAGCCGGACAGAATGATGCAAGTGTGGTTATTGCCATAGAAAACCACCCTAATGACAGCCGTGTGAAACTTTCAGAGGACAATGTAGTGCAGACACTAAGCGGCAGAATGGGAACAGGGGGGCAACACACCAATGATACTTGAATGTTACTCTCAGGATGCCTACGATAAATATTCACAAAATCAGATGTCTGCCACTTTGAAAAATACAGGCGGTGTCTATGGGGGGGAAGTGAAACATTGATAGTACAAAATATGAACAACAGCCCCTTAACTAAGGGGGGGGAGGTCTACAGTATGACAACAGGTAATTATATGACAGTATCCAAAGACCAGACATCCACCTTATTGTCCAGAGATTATAAAGACCCTCAATGTGTTACATACCAACAGGTCACAGGCTCACTCATGGCAAACTCCCACCCCGGCAGTTACACCGGGCAGGATGCCAACAATGATATGCTTGTGGCTGGGGTACAAAACCAGCATTACATAGTAAGGCGGCTCACTCCTCTGGAATGTGAACGGCTACAGGGGTTTCCGGACTACTGGACATTGATAGGTGCATGGACTGACACGGCCGGCAAGGAGCATAAGGAAAGTACCGATAGTGCGAGATATAAGGCACTCGGTAACAGTATTGCCCTGCCGCCGTGGTTTTATGTGCTTAGAAAACTCTCTCTCTCTGCTGTGGCTCAGACCACACGATGGCTAGTCTGTTTGACGGCATCGGAGGATTCCCCGTTATATGGGAAAGCCTGCACGGTTCAGGGAGCTGCCTATGGGCTAGTGAAATTGAGGAGTTTCCTATTGCTGTTACTCAAAAGCATTTTGATGAAGGAGGTATTGAAAGTGATCAATGACTTGTGGATAGGTCGCGAAAAAATATACATTCCCACTTGTGATTGCTGTGGGGCTGAGTTACCGGAGGAATATGATTTTTACGATGCCGTTGACGCCAAAAGAGCCAACGGCTGGCAGTCAAAGAAGATAGGTACAGAATGGGTGGATTATTGTCCACGCTGTATCGAAAATATGACACCAACGGCTGCTCAGGATTTTGGAGGTGTTGTGAATGGGTAAGGACTGGACAGGCAATAGCCGCTCAGCCCATGCTATTTTAGGGGCCAGAAATTACGCACTGGAAGAACGGGAGTCAAATGACTATTACGCCACAGAGCCAAAAGCCGCTACGCTGCTTATGGAACTTGAAACCCTATCCCCTATGATATGGGAATGTGCTTGTGGTGAGGGGCATTTAGCAAAAGAATTTGAAAAAGCCGGACACATGGTATATGGAACTGACCTCATAGACAGAGGCTATGGTTATCAACAGGATTTTCTAAGTACGGTTGCCCCCCCCCTTGCCCGGATTCGATATTATCACAAACCCACCCTACTCTTATGCGGCTGAATTTGTGGATCATGCAATGGAAATTATTGAGGACGGCCGTAAGGTGTGTATGTTCCTCAAAATACAATTTTTAGAAGGCATCAAACGGAGAAAACTCTTTGAAAAGTGGCCACCTAAGGTTATCTATGTGTCAAGCTCACGGATGCGGTGTGCGATGAATGGGGACTTTAAAAAATATGCTAAGTCCAATGCGATTTGTTACGCGTGGTATGTGTGGGAAAAGGGCTACACGGGAGAAACGGTTCTGCGTTGGATGAACTGATGAGGTTATAACTATGGAGGCACAACTACTGTTAGGCGATTGCCTAAAACTTATGACGGACATACCGGATGGCAGTATTGATATGGTTTTATGTGACCTGCCCTATGGCACTACCCGGAATAGCTGGGACAGTGTTATCAATCTGGAAGATTTGTGGAAACACTACAAGCGGATTGTAAAGCCAAACGGCTGCATAGCTCTGTTTGCTCAGACTCCTTTTGACAAGGTGCTTGGGGCATCCAACATAAAGATGCTTAAATATGAATGGATATGGGAAAAGACGGAAAGCACCGGATTTCTTAACGCCAAAAAGATGCCACTTAAAGCCCACGAAAATATCCTCATATTTTACAGAAAGCCACCTACATACAATCCTCAGTTTACTTATGATGGAAAGCCTTATAAGTATGAGAAAAAGCATATAGGCAGCTCAAATTATGGGGAATCCTCTGGGACAAATGGTGTTATTGAAAATGACGGTCGCAGATACCCTAAGTCAATTATCACTTTTAAAAAAGATAAACAGAAAACGGCTCTACACCCTACTCAAAAGCCTGTTGCCCTTATGGAGTACCTGCTTAGGACTTACTCTAAGGGGGGGATACAGTGCTTGACAACTGTATGGGGTCAGGAACTACCGGAGTTGCCTGTGTAATTACGGGCAGAAACTTTATAGGGATTGAGCTTGAACAGAAATATTATGACATAGCAAAGGAACGGATCAGCAATGTAAAGCAGGTATTGGAGGGATTGTAAATGGAAAAGTTTGAAATAATAAGCCCCGATTTTTATTCAAATTGTTTAATTGAGGCTCTCAAAGCAAAATTAAAAAACTGGAGAGGTATCAAACTTACTTATGTTTCCCCATTTGACAATGAAGTGTTCTGCCCTCACATACTTTGGAGTGACGGCAAATATGATTATGACTTCGGCAATGAGGGAAAAGGCGATATAGGTATTTTAAACTGGACATTGCATAAAGGGCATATTCGTAAAAGAGCTTTAGGCTTTAATCAAAAGTATAAAAACACCTGTATGCGTTGGGCCAGAAAGCATAAAAAGAAAAGATGGAGGTATAAAAGATTGAAAAGGTGTTGTGGTACCTGTCTTTACAGACAGAAATTAAAATCTTATGACGCTGAGGTTGTGAGCGGAGAAAAAAGTCAACAGCTACACAGCAGATGTGGTATGGATGATACAATCCATAAAACCAATAAGGAGCAACGAGGCTGTACTAATTACAAAAAGAAGGAGGATTACTAAAATGGGAATGATGGATGCTTTTAACCCGGAGGACAGAGTGCAGATAAAAATATCTGACCTCTACAGACTTATGAAAGAAGGCACTAAGGCTGAGTTTATTTTAAATGCCGTTAATTGTGAGGTGCCGTACTCTCATATAAGGGAAATGGTAAGCGGTAAAAATGACGAACTGGCAGCATACAAGGACACGGGGCTTACACCGGACAAGATAAAGGACATTGACACGGAATACCAGAAAATCTGTAAAGAGCTGGCAGACCTCAGAAAACAGAATGAGGAACTTACCGCCGTGGTAGATGCCTACGAACAGGTAACGCATTGTGAGGAAAAACCAGAGGATGCCCCCACTCTCACTCCTCCTACTGACGATGAGGCTAAGGGGGGGGGACGACCAAAAAGGAAGAAAACGGATTGACATAGGTAAGATTATGGCTCTTAAAAATGCCGGGTGGAAAATAAAGGACATTGCGGATGAAATGCACATGGAACCACAGGCAGTATCTAATGCAATATGGAGGTACAACAAACAGAATGAATCAGAGAACAATTATTAAGATATACAAGACCTTAAATATATTATCAGAGGAGGATTAAAAACTATGGGAAATGTAACAAACATTCAGGGCAGACAGGAAAATGCGAATGTCCGTTTTGCACGGGAGGAACTGCAGCGTCTGTTGAAGGCGCATACGAATGCGGCTACACGGGGCGAACAGCAGAAAGCAAACAAGGACATCCTTGACCTTGTGAAACTCTTTGCAAGCCAGGAGCATACTTCACAGACCGCTTACTATACGCTCAATACTTTGCAGCGGCTTTTATCCTTAAAACCCCTCTCCCCTATCTTTGGAACGGCTGAGGAATGGAACGAGGTTACCAGACCGGGGGATGAAATCAGAACATTCCAGAACAAAAGATGCTTTTCCGTATTCAAGAGATGCGACAAGGACGGGCGAACACTTGATTGTATAGATCAGGATGCACTTGTGTTATCTACGGACGGAGGCTATAGCTGGTTTACAAGTCCCCGTATGCTGAAACACGTCCAGTTTCCTTATATGCCGGGCGATGGTCCGGAACAGGTATTTGTAAAAGAGGACAAAGACGGAAATTACACGGTGCTTGCGGACCCAAACGAGATAAACGCTCTGTATGAGGATGCCGTAAAGAAAGCAGAGGCACGGGAAAAGATACTCAAATAGGAGGTGTGCCGTATGGATAAGGTAACGATATACACTGACGGCTCTTGCCACGGAAACCCTGGTCCCGGTGGATACGCCGCTATCGTTTTACATAAGGATAATACCAAAGAAGTCCACGGATGCGACTGGTACACCACCAATAACCGCATGGAGCTTAAAGCCGTGATTGAGGGCTTGCGTATGCTTACGCAGCCCTCAGAGGTTACAATCATTACGGACAGCCAGTATGTTGCCAAGACAATCAACAGAGGCAACCTGAGGGCGTATGTGAACACCCCGAACAGGAAGAACGCTGACCTATGGGAGCAGATTATGAGGCTTGCAGAATGGCATACAATAGATGCCAAGTGGGTAAGGGGACACTCTGGGAACAAGCTCAACCAAAGATGTGATAGTCTTGCGAACAGAGAGGCATCATCGGTGGAACACGAGAAGGAGATACGGCTTACTGTATTTCAGGAACTTTTAAAGGATGTGACGGTGTCGGCTGAAATGATAGCCCGTAAATTTAAGTATAACAGGAATACGGTGGAGAAATATTACACCCAATTCTTTGACCGCTATTCCGTTGATGGAGGTATGAATGAATAGAGGTAGCAGAAACCCATATTACAATCAAAGCGGTTATCCGGATCCAACCGCTTACAATGCTCTAAAGCCAATTATTAAGGATGACACAGCTATTGAGTGCGAGAAAAATTTTCTTATAAAAGTGCTGAAATATATTATCAGCAATGCCGGATTTGAGCTTATATCCCGTATCGAATTGAGGGACAAAGCATCCGGCAGAGAGTTTAGATAGGCGTGCTGGCAGTGGCTACACAATAAAAAAAAGCTGCAGCCGGGCGAAACTGAATTGACCTAAAAGCGACAGTCAATTATATTTGACTTAATCGTTGACAAGTCAAATTTTTTTATCTATAATTAAGACACAGTTAAAAATAATTGACTATAATCTCCCGGCTACCCCACACACGGGGGGGGAGTGATGAAAAGGAGCATTACCCTATGGAATTAAAGTTTGACAGACAAGTGAACATATCCGCGGGTACAAGCCGCAAGGATATGAATTGGAAACCTCAAACACTTTCCATAGCTGAGCTATGGGAGAAACTGAGGACGCCTGCAAGAGGTACGGAAACCCTACAGGCGTATTTGGCGTTAAAAAAAGCTCAACAGGATGAATTGAAAGATGTCGGGGGCTTTGTGGCTGGTACTCTTTCCGGTGGCCGTAGAAAAGCCTCTGCCGTGACCGGGCGTGATATTGTAACCCTTGATTTTGATAACATACCAAGCTATGGAACTGAGAATGTATTGAAGGCGGTAGAAAATCTCCAGTGCAGCTATTGTGTTTATTCCACCCGTAAGCACATGGAAACGGGCCCCCGTTTGCGTATTCTTATACCACTTGACCGAACTGTGACAGCAGACGAATATGAACCGATAGCCCGTAACCTTGCATCGCAGATAGGCATACAGATGGCTGACCCTACAACCTTTGAGCCGTCACGGCTTATGTACTGGCCCTCATGCAGCGTTGACTCCGACTATGTATATAAGGTTGGGGATAATGGATTTATAAGTGCTGACGGTGTGCTTTCCACTTATGCAGATTGGAAAGACTTTACCTCGTGGCCACAGGTACCGGGTGCAGTAAGTTATCAGAAACTTGCCGTAAGACAGGGCGACCCTGAGGATAAACCGGGCGTTGTTGGTGCGTTTTGCCGTACTTATGATATTTATTCCGCTATGGACAAACACCTTCCGGGCATCTATGAGCCAGTGGATTCCGACCCAAACAGATACACCTATCTGGGTGGTTCTACAACGGGTGGAGCCGTTCTTTATGATCACGGAAAATTCTTATACTCCCACCATGCAACCGACCCTTGCGGTGGCAAGCTGGTAAATGCTTTCGATATGGTCCGCTTACATAAGTTTGGAGATTTGGACGATGAGGCAAAGGAAGGCACCCCAAACAACCGCCTGCCGTCATTCATGGCTATGTGTGAGTTTGCGGTGGCAGACTCCTCCGTTGCCGCACTCATGGCAAAGGAGCGACAGGCTGAGGCAACCAAAGACTTTGACGGCGTAACGGCTGACAACTCAGACGATGCCGTAAACTGGATGGCAAAACTGGCAGTTGTACCACAGACGGGAGCTATCAAGTCCACGATCGATAATGTAATGATTATTCTGGACAATGACCCACGGCTTAAAGGCAAGTTTGCCCTCAAT